TCATAGTCTTATAAGCATCCCAAGAATATCCACCCTTGTGAGGTATAAGGAATGCTGCACCCTGTGGATAATCCTTGAATAACTTCTCGTTTGTATCTACGAAGTCACCGGATTCTTTTGCATAACGGAAGTATGCAACAGTTGAACGGTCTGACTCTGAAATAGTAAATGGCATTTGATCTGGATAACGCTTAACCCACTCAGCCATAGCCTTGTCATAATCACCGGCTTTGTCTAGTATTCCATACCAAGTTTGCTTAAATGATGCTTCACCATTGTCACGTACCCAGTCAGCCATTTCAGACTTTAGCAATACCTGTGCTGTAGCAGGTGCTGTAAATCCATACACAACACGCATTCCTAAAATGCTCATTGTTGTATTCTTAAGTTGCAATCTATATTTTTCTAATTCAGATGCGCTAAATGGTACTGGGACTTTCTCACCATTAACCATTTCATATTTCTGTTGGAGTCCGTGACCAGATGCCTCAAGATAAGTCATAGCCTTACGCATTGCTGATGCGTACTGACCGTCACGCTCATCTTTATTCATTGCTGAATAGATACGGTTAACGTGTGCTGGCAAGAATGCTGAAACCATTGGTTGATCTTCTGCATACTTACCAAGAAGCGTGGTAGTAATGCGGTCTGCTGCACCTGGATTAAAGATATTAACTAGGTTTGCTGCAATTTTTACTGAGAATCCAGATAATGGACCGGCAAGTGTAGGAATGGCAGACTCAGGATTAAGAGAAGGTGTAATCATCTTCAACTTAGCGCCAAATTCTACAGGGAATGGAACCTTAAACTCTGCTGGTACGCCAAGTGCCTGCATAGTTGCCTGAACTGCCCTGTAAACATACTGTGTTCCTGGGTATAGGAAGTATGGCTCACCTTGATCATCGTACTGAACCCAACCTGAGTGAGTAATACCTTCATAAGTAAGGCTTGCTTTAACTATTGACTCTGGGTTGTAGCGTACAACACGGTAAACACGGCGATAGAAGTCTTCAGTAGCACGATAGAAACGTGCAAAGTTGCGAATACCAAATGCTAACTGGCTTTGCACTGCAGGGTTATCAACATAAGCAAGTGTTTGCAAGCGTGCTCTGTCTTCTGCAATCTCTGCCAACTTATAGCGAGCATTTTCTGTAGCACGTTCTAGAGCTTTAGGTGCAGTAATACCTTTTGTATGTGCTGCAATGAAAGCATCTTCAAATCCAGTGCTCTTAAAATCTTTGCGAATCTTAATCATTTCAGATAAAACCATAGGCTCGCGTGAGAAACGTGCGTTAGCATTACCTAGCCAGTCCCAACCCCACTCCATAAAGGATGAGGCATAATTTCCAGTATCGGTGATAGGTACTAACTGTGGTCCAACAATGTATGTTGGCACATCTAATTCTGATTTAGGCAAATCATCTAAGCCAAGTTTACCGGTGATGCGATATTCACCAGCAACATCGTCAAAGGCACGAACCTTGCCAAGAAGTTCTTGGTTAATCTTGCCATCTTTTTTAACGAACAGTTGCTTTGCTGCATCATAGATGCGCTTAGCGTGTTCATCTGTAGAGATGCCGCGTTCTTCCATACGGAAAGCTGATACCAACTTGGCATTCTTAGGATCATTAAGCCACGTTGAAATCTTTGTAATAGCTTGAGTTTCACCAAGTGCATCATCTGCAAGATTAGCAACTGCAATGCGTCCAAGTTTATCGTTTGAGTAATAACCAATACGCATAATCCAGGCAACTTGAGATGCTTCATCTGCAAGAGGTGCCATTTGCTTGTAGCCACCCTTGCCTCTGCCAAGTGCCACTCTACCTTTTTCAAGGTCATATGATAATTCTGCAGTACGTACTTTGTTCTTACGTGTAAAGTTAACAGTACGTGTATATGAATCAAGTCCAGTGAAAGCATTCTTTCCACCTTCGACAACATCCATAAGGGCATTGTCTAAATCGCCATATTTAATCTGGTCGGCAAGTGCAAGACGATCAGCATCTGTGAATTTACCAAGACCTGTCTTCTCATAGAAACGAGTCAACTTGCCTTCGTTCAAAGCACGTGCAGTAATCTCACGAATTAGTTTAATGTCACCATTTGCTGCTTCAATCTCAGCACCATAGCGCTTAGATTCTTTTCTATTAACAAAGCGCATAACTCCACCTAGTGGGTTAGCTGATATCTTATCAAAATCTGTTAAACCCTTTTCCATCTGACGTGCTGTACGTAAACGTGTTGAAAGAGCACGAGCCTTTACCAAACCAAATGGTGACTCACCAATAGCAAGGTGAACCATTAAATCTTCTGTTGCATTACGTATCGCATAACGAGGACCTGCAAGTGTAAGGAATGACCAACCTGTAGTCATCTTCTCTACCCAGTTAGAGTGCGCTAGTCCAAATACACGTTGGATAATTCCAGATCGTGCTGCTGCTCTATCAATGTCACGTACACTGAGTGTGGTCACATAGTCTGAAAGGTCAGATAGAATAAGACCAACCTGCTCACCATCTGGTAGCGCAGCTGGATTATATCCATCAACTGTTGAAGCAAAGACTTTATTAGGACCCATACGCAAAGGGTCAGCAATAGCTTTGCCTTCTTTAGTAACATTAAGTCCGCGAATATCTGCAATAGTAGATTGCAGTCCGTAGAAAATTTCCTTCTTACGTCCTACTTCAGCATTATCAAATGCTTGGGCAATAAGTTTAGAATCACTTTGTGGCAATACTAGGCGTGCGTAGCGATAAACCTTTTCAGCTCCATCTGCTGATGTAACATCAAATAGGCTATCTTCAAAGAAAGGAACCAAGCTACCCTTAGCCTTAAATCGGTCAATTCGATATTGAACTTGAGCCATTGAAAAACGTGCTGTTTTTCTAGCATTGGCTTGAGCCTTAACATTAGTAACAATAGTTTCTTTGCCATCAATAATTGCTTTAGCAATACCGTCATCAGTTGCAGCACCTGCAAAGTAAAGGTCATCAACAAAACGTGGGCCGATTCTATCCATATCAAAGATACGATTTGCTGTAGTTACTGTATTGACACGGGCCTGACGCAACACATCCATACGTGGAATCATTACGCGCTTGCGACCAATTTGGCCTTTCATCATTTCTGTTACTTGGTCAGCATTCTTAAAGAAAGCCTTAGCAGTAGCAGCATTTGTAATAGGCATTTCAATGTCAATAAATGATTTGATTACTGGATCACCAAACTCTGGCGCTAATACACGAAGACGGTTTTTAGCATCAACTGCTGATTTAGTAGCGCCTTCTTCAATGGCTTTTTTATAAGTAGCAAGTTCTGCTCCATACTGATTCCAAAAGTTTTGCACCTGTGGTTTTGCAAATACGTCATCAACTTTGCCACCACCAATAACTACATCTAGTGAATAGCGAGAAACATCAACTGCACGCTTTACTTTACCAGCAATAAGTAATGGATCTGCAAGTACTCTATATGCTGCATCAAATGCACCTGATACTGAACGATAGAAAAAGCCTGAACCTTCTACTGATTCTGGTGTAATAAGATTTGCAATTTGACGACCAGGTGAGTACTTAGCTGCCTGCGTTGCATCTAGTGCATCTTGAAATAAATCATCTTTATTCTGTGCAGCAAGTGCTGCAACTGCGCGTTCTGTATCAGTTCCAGATGAAGCGATAGCACTGAGTTTTTCTCCAGCTGCAACACGCATTGCTACATTTATACGGTCTTGACCAAACCTAGATACAGCCTTTTCAATACGACCTGGATTAAATACTTTGTCGCCCTTATCGTTTGCACGAGTCCAAGCATCTGAAAGATTCTTACTTTCTAAAAGAGAGATAGCACCAGTACGATAAGCACGAGTTGTAAAATCTGAAACTTCTGTAAGACCCTGTAAAAGTGCTCCACCTGTATAGTGCCACGCAGATCCAAAGAATCCACGTTGTGGTTTAGCAGCAGGATTTTCTGTACCTGCTACACGCTTAAGAGCTTCCTGCTGTTGAGGTGTCTTAGAAGCATATGCTTGTTCTGCAGTTTTTTGTGGGAGGTTTGAAAGTTCTCTATGAACTGCAAGCGTTTGAGATAACGCTTCCATTTCTTTTCTTTCTTGAGCACTTAAACCCGCAGCAGCGGCTGCTGCCTTTAGATTATCAGGCACTAATCACCTCGCGCAACGGCCTCAGAATACAAGATAGCAATAGAGCCGTCTGTATCAAAAGGTAACATCTTTGCTAAAGTATCTGAAGTCTTTGTAACTGATTTCTGCATCATCAAAGCTGCAGATCCAACTCCTGGTCCAATATCAATACCTGCTGAAATATCTTCATTAGGACGTTGTGTTTCTGCAAATAGTGGAGTAACTTGTTCTTGTGCTGCTGCACGTACTTCGGATGCTGGCATACCCTTTACGTCACCAGTCTTACCAAGTGGAGCGCCTGATTTAATAGCAGCTGTTTCTTTACCTTCGCCATATGCGATTGAACCCATATCAAGGTTATCTGTACGTGTGGAATACATTCCAGGACCTGCAGGGCCAGCCAATGGATTCATTGGGGCTGTTGTCATCGGTCCTCCTCTAAAGTTTCTAAGTCTTGCGCCATCCGCTCCCACGCCTGATTAGTTTCAGTTTTGTGGTTAGCGTTGTAAACGCTTAATTCATATAATGATTCAAAAAATCCTGATGCAACCTGCGATAAGTTATATGCAGTTTCTGCAAGTACTACTACAAAATCAGAAGAGCGTACAGGACGACGAACTTTATTATTGTCCATTGTCCTATACGCCTTCCACTAAATTTATTAACCCTTTTTTACTGTCTTGCCTTTGCGAGCCTTAGACATCATTCCAAACATTACTTTGCCACCTGCTGGCTTTGATGTGTCCATCTTGCCTTGCTTTGGTGCCGCCATTGATGCTTTTGCGCGTGATCCCTTATCCATATTTCCACCTCCCTCGCTTAAGCTGCGCCGGAAATACCGGCTAGTAGTTGAGCTATATCTGGACGTTGACCAGCAGCAGGGGCCTGACCACCTTGTTCTTGTGGAGGTTGCGCTGAGGCTGGGGCGGGGGCCGCACCTGCCGCTGGAATCTGTTGCTCCATACCTGGTGCCATAGGTTGCATCTCTGGTGTTGGTGCTGGTTCTGGTGTAAATGCTTTTTCAATAATGTTCTCTAGGGCTTGTCCCTTTTGGCGACCTTGGATAACAGATGCGATACGGCTGATAATCTGTGAAGGGTCTTGGCCCTGCGCCGCGAGAGCCGGTATTGCCTGTGCATACTGAGCAACAGCAACACGCAAAGAATCGCGCATCTCTTCAATGTCAACACGTTGTTCCTCTTGTGTAACGTTAAGGTCCATTGGAATCTCACGACGTACATAGTCACGTGAGACGAGCTTATCTGAACGCATTTGTAGTAAAGCGATGATGGCACGGTTAGGATCCATACCAGACATAATGCCGTAACGGACATCTACGCCGTACTCGCCCTTAATGTCGCGGGATGGGATGTACTTAAGTACGTAAGGTGTTCCATCATCTGAACCCTTGATAGTCTTTGGAATACCACCAAAGATTTTCTCATCTGCTTCAAAACAGATAGCGCTAAGTTCTTGGAACATACGAGCAAACTGTGCTTGTGCTGCCTTAATCTGTGTATCAAATCCAGCCTGAAGTGCTTGCACACCGCGACCTGTAACAACGGAAGCATCAATGTTACCTGAACGAGATTCAGGGTAACGAGCACCCATACGAAGTTCACGCTCTAGTACGCCGGATTCAGTAAAGACTCCAGGTGGTAGTTCAAGTGGTACACGACGAATACCTTGTGGATTAGCAGAACGCATAATTGCGTCTGGTCCAAGAGCAAGTTCCTGTACATCTTGTGGAATAGCAATAGGTGCTTGAATAGACTTCTCAGCTGCCTGAATCTGCAAGATAGCAAAGCGAGCACGAGCAAGCTGAACGGAGAGTACATCATCAAACTGACCGCGTGCTTCTCCATCTAAGGATGCACGCATAATGACAGATGCCATTGCCTTACCTAATACGTTAGGTGTACTAGATAGAACTAGGTTCTTACGCTCTGGTAGGTAGAGTAGATCCTGATCCTTGTCGTGGTACTTGACCATTGAGACATACGGTGAAGATAGTTGATACTGATTGCGACCAAGGATTTGCTCATAGAACTCTGGGTACTGTGCGGCAAGTGTCTCTGCATCTGTAACAATAACCTGAGTAACAGATAGAGCTCTACCGTAACGGTCTAACTCTGGGTATGTACCGAATGGGTTGAGCATACGGATACGAGGATTGTTATCATCGAAGTCCATCTCAACCATACCGATACCTAAACCGTAGGTGTTATACCAATCGGCTGCGGTGTACATCTGAAGCTGTAGGTCAGAGTTTGAAACATAGAAGTTTGCAATACGGGTACGAGTATCTGCAGCTTTGCGTGCAGAATCTGAAACCATATTAGTTGCTGAACAGTTAAAGGATGGCAGTGGTGCCATTGCT